TACAGAACCAATCCTATCACCATCCAAGTTTAATACTTGGTTTGCTTTAATTGCACTCATATTATTCCTTTCTCATTATACTACAGTCCATGTAGAACCTTCAGGTACAGTTACAGTTACACCTTCATCTACAGTTACAGGTCCTGCACTGATAGCATTATAATCTTCTGTAATTGTCTTATCTGATACTATTCTTTTATTGTGTTGAAACATACCTTGAGAAGTTGTATTGCCAATAGAGCCAACTCCTTCTTCAATAAGGTCTGCAATACCTGCTACCGCTTCAATGTCAGCTAGTGTTTGAGTATTAGCTAAGATATTCATATCCTCTAATACCTCAACAGCTGCAATACTATCTATAGCACCATAATGAGGATTAACTAATGCTTCTTTTTCTACTACTGTATTTTTTAATTCTAAGGCCGTACTTGCACTATTACTAGCTTCTTGAGCTTTAGCTATTGCAGTATTTGCGTTTGCACTTGCATTTTGAATCGCTACTATATTTGTAACGTTTGTGTTAATGTCTAGTATGTTGTCTGCTACTGTTTGTATAGCCACAGCACTTTGTCCTGCTAGAACCACATCATCAATATTATCTGCAACTGTTGATATATTTGTAGGAGAATCATCTAGTCCTGTTCCGTCACTTGATACTGTAATCTTTACTACATGTCCAGCCGTTGGAGCCGTAGCAAACAAAATAGTACTACCTAATAGATCCCAGTCGTCACTTGATACTGAATGATCTATACTGTCATAGTAATAATGTACTCTTACATGTGATTCAGAAAGAACAGTATTTGCTACTGTAAATTCCTTCTGTAGTCCGTCTGCTGAGTACGACTCTGTTGATAAAGCCATTTATATTCCTTTATACATTTCTTGATTTAGATTGAAGTCTACCTTCAATACTAACCGTATCTATCTGACACCCAGTGTCATAAGATGTTGAAAAACCTGTCTTGACCTTGCTAGAGTTTCCTCCAACTACCAACTTTCTATCTAAATGTTTAGATGCTACAGTCGTAGTGCTGTTTCTTTCTTCGTTGATTATATCGAAGTCGACCTTGCCTTGTCTACTAACCTTAATATTCTTAACATAGAATGGTTCTCTAATCGTCTGTGTACCTTGCTGTGTAGACACATTATACTTTGACATAATTACGCTAGAATCATAACTAACCGTTCCCTTGTCTAAGAAGTTTTCTTCAATATTTTGTGGTTCTAACTCTAAAGATAGAATATCTCTATCATTTGCCAATACAAACAATTTATTATTCAGAACCTCAATGGCTCTTATTGTATCTGCAAAGTTCCACTTGAACCATGCACTAAGAACTTTAGCCCCACCTTGAATATGATACTTATATACATAAATAATATTTGAATTAGAGCCAGACACTAAAAACATCATATTATAAGCAGAAGCAATTTTAACTGAAGATATAGTAGACGGTAAATAAGTTGGTACATGAGCACTAATTGATTCAGCACTAGACTTGTCAGCCTGCAGTGATGCAGGAGCATAGCTTAATGCTTCAAGAGAACTACCTTTTTTATTAAAGTAAATAATCTCATTATCTACAACCAACGGAGACAATCCATTGTCACACGCATAACTAGAAGTCTGACTTATTCTTGTAGTTGCTGGGGATAAAATCTCACCACCACTCAATAAGAACTGTGCATTATCTGCCCATAAAGTAAGAGCCCCAGCAGTAGCATTTACATTCCTGATAACAGATACTGTATTACTATCAACCCCTGCATCAATAGGATCACTATCCAGTACTTCCATTACTGTAGTAGCAAAAAAGTTATAATAATATCCAGTCTCAGACAAGATAACATTCTCTTCAGAAGTAAATCCTAATCTATTCTTGAAGAAGAACATATTTGAGATAGTATAATCTATAAAGCTCGGTGCTGGATTTGAATCTTCATCTCCCTTAACTCTATCAATCCAATCATCATTGAATCCAAGTTCGAAAGTATCATCGTCTATCTGAACTATCTTTGCTGGTAAAGTCAACTTGTCTAAAGTCATCTTTGTTCCGTCTTCATAAGTTTCTTTCCAGTGATCATCTTCCCAAGACAAGTAGTAGTTAGTAAATGAATCTTTATCTGTACCAGTAATGGCAATAGTTCCTATTTCTTCATTTGTAAATCCGTCCATAGAAGAAGGCAAGTTAGATATTTTAGATACACTATCTTTCCAACCAACACTTGCCTGATTACCCCATGAATCTCCAGACTCAAAAGTAAATGTATTTCCATCACTGTATCTTTGAATTATTCTTGTAGTCGTAGAGCCATACAGACTATAGTTGTTATCTTTATAATATTGAACATTAACTAAAGCATATTCATGAGAGCCACTTACTCCCCAACTCATAGATGCAGCATCTACCCAACCAGAAGTTGTGTACATGGCTCCACCGCTAATCATTTTATTATATGCTTCATATCTTCCAGTACCGTCTGTAATGTCATGATACCCTGCATTGGTTCCATTAGTATCGGTAGCTACCCTAATGTATTTATATCCAGCAGGTGCTATTGGTATTGCAGAATAAGCAGTTCCACCAATAGTCTCAGCTACTGAAGCCATAGACCCCTTGATTATTGTCAGTATAGAACCAGAGTTCTTAGCAAAAATTCTTGTGGTCATAGATATGTCATTAATCTTCTTAAGTAATCCATGCTTTTCTGGAAGAACAGGAACACTTACATCTACATTCTCTATTGCTGCAATAGTATCAGTAGAATTTATCTCGTGAGTTATTCCATCAAGAACCACTTGATATGTATATCCTTCGTCCTGACCATTGTCAAATGATTTTTTAATCCAATAAAATGCTCTATCTATTCTTTCTTCAGCTGCTTCAAGAGAACTTCTAATAACCATATTCTTATTTAGAACCCAAGTCGTATCACCTACTGTTAAGAATTGAATATTAGTACTCCAATCAGTACTTCCCCATTGAGCAATAGGATCAGTTCCGCCTACAATATTAACTGTCTTAGGGTTTCCTGCCTCGTCAAATATCCTAAGCCCGTCATTATCAACAATCATACCATACTTGTTAAGACCATCACCTCTATCATAAGAATGGACAGCCATAGTGTCAGTATGGTTCCTTGCTGTAGTATTAACTTGAGCCACAGGATTTCTTCTTCTTAGTCCTTGAGCAGCTGTAACCATAAAGTTGTCCATAGACTCTACTTGATTATCAAACCTAGACTCATCAGGTTGTTGTGATACTCCACCTGCCATATTGTTTATGTTATGATTTACAAGAGCCATACTACAGTCCTGTTCTGTCTAGTAGGTTAGAGGCGTATGTTGCTGCCAATATATTACCATCTACATTATTTGCATTGTCTCTTAGTGCTTCAATCTTAGCAAGTTGCACTGCACTGGCTCTAAGTTGAATATCTTCACTATTACCAATAATGTTTATATATGCCTGCAAAGATGCTGTTTGCACTACATAGTTTGCTGCATGAAATGGTAAGTCATCAAAGACAATGTCTTCTGTAACTATACATTCTTTTGGCTCTTCAAACAGATATGACATAGTAGCCTTATCAAATAACTTCCAATCTCGAACCATAAGAGTAGTTTCATTATCTCCACCATCTACTGACAGAAAAGATTCAGGTATAACGATATATCCTGACGTGTTAGGATACAAAGTTCTAGTCATCTTATTGAAGAACCAACCTTGTGCTAGAATTTTCTTTTTTGCAATATCTAGTTCTTTGTCTACAATTACTGCAATCCCAATATCTTCAACTGCGTCACTAACATCTAAAGGTAATTCGTTAAGACTTAAAAGTATTTCATTTATTGCGTCTCTTTTATTCATAGATTTCCTTTCATAAATAAAAAAAAGGGAAGGAGTTACCTCCCTCCCTTTATTGTTTTTCTTTTAGCTGTTAAGACTAGTAAGTAATAGCAACTAAAGAAGCTGGGTTAAGAACACCGAAACCTGCTGCATACTCTACATCAGTGTAGTAACATTTTTCTTTCTTTTCTTCCCACTCAGTAGTGTTAAGACCGATTAACTCAGTAATACCGATTACGTCTTCAGTGAAGAACCAACCTGCAAGAGTTGTACCAACACTAATGTTGCTTGGAGCAGTATCTAAGTTATTAGACTTAAGAATCTGAACACCATCAATAGTTAAAACATTACCTTCAGCAATAGAACCATTAGCACCAGAGTTGTAATCTGCATTAACACCTTTTTTAGAAAGTACTAATTTGTCATACATAGTTGGAGAAGTTACAAAGTATCTTTGTTTACCAACTTGATCCTTACCTTCAAGTACAGAACCAGCAGCGAACATAGCTTCTAATAAAGCATCACCTTTAGCTTCTGCAGTTGTACCTGTACCGATTACTGTATCAGTAACTTCACCAGCTGAATCTTGAACAACTTTACCAGAACCATCTTCTGCTAATAATTGAGCTTCACCCATTGCTGTATTTAATTCTGCTACAACTAACTTATCAATCTTGATAGCCATTGAAGTTGCATTTTGATCTACTGCTGCAGATACCATATCAAAGTTAGCTGCTTTCTTTTCCCAGTTATCAATTTTCTTTCTTGATGTTAAAGTTCTATCAACAGTAATATCTCTTTTGTTAACTGATAATTGAGTTTCAGCTGGGTTTGATCCTAATGCGAATGAAGATACATCTGTATCAATTCCAGTTCCCATTACATTAAATCTGTGAGAGAATCCTGACATAATTGTTTGAACTGTACATAGTTCCTTGAATACATTCTTTCTTTCTACTGCTGCGATTGTTTTAGCATAGATTTGTAATGCTAATCCTGTTTTTGTACTTACTACTGACATATTAAATTTCCTTTTATATGTTTAAAATTATTATTTATGGCTCTTTGCCACACCTCTACTGAATACCTGTTTATCTTATTACATCTGGGTATCTCAATAAATCTCTTCTTTGGAAAGAGGCTGAGGTCATTAGTAAATAATCTAATGGAATCCTAGCACACTTTACACAAAGTTGTCAAGCTACTGTAGATTTTTACTATTAGTAAATTTAGTGTCAACCGCGTAGGTATACTTCTTGTCGTTACCATATCGTTTATCAGAAATATCTAAAATATACTCTGTTTGACTTCCATAAGAACCTGAATTATTAGACTTATTTCCACCAGTTATTCTAGTTGCTGGCTCACTAGAACCAACTTCTGCATCGTATTTAGCTTTAATTCCTTGCATGCTTAGAAGCATACCATCATAGTCCATTTTAGAAATAGCTTCTATCTGTTTAGCTGGAATATTTCCATCTTCAGCCCATGCCTTAATAACCTGATACTGTTCTTCACTGCCAGCAATCTCAAATACCTGATCTGTAAATGCTTGTTGATCTGCACCAAGACTATCCATATACTTGTCAACTACTCTATCTGGAATACCAGCAGCATTTAACTTGTCATACATTTCATTAGTAATATTACCATTTTCAGAATAGTACGACTCTAACTCATTCCATAGTTCTTTACTTACTTGTTCAGGTTTTTCAGAACCCTCTTCTTTCGCTTCGTCAGTTCCTTCTGGTTCCTGTTTAGTGTGCTTTCTACCATTTTTACTAAAATCCTTTTGTAGTTCTAAATAATGCTGTTCTAAAGCCTCATCACTCATTCCATCAATTACATATTTTGGCAATTCTGAATTTAGATTATCAATCCCATCCAGAAGATCGCCCAATGTTTGGTACTTACCTGCGAATAATTCTTCTGCATCGTCACCTTTTGACTCTTCTGCTGCAGTTTCACTAGGAAGCTCCACAACACTATTATCTTCTACTTCTTTACCTGTAACTTTATCTGCGATTGCTTGCTCTTCTGGAGTAAGCTCTATTGTTTCTTCTTGGTTATCTATTTCCATTGTCTAATCCTTTATAAATAAAAGTCTTTCCTAACAGTAGGGCATGATGGGGAAAGACAAAACCACCATACCCCAAATACTACTTCTCTTCTTTCTTTTTTGCTGCTGATTTCTTTTTAGCTGGAGCCTTCTTGATAGGTTCCGCATCAACCACTACATTTACACTTGTGATAATTTTAACTGCCATTCTTTTATTCTCCTTCCATAAGTTGTTGCATTCCACCTGCACCTAATTGTTGCATAGCTGGAGTCAATGCTTCTTTTCCAATAGCTTCTTCTCTTGCAGCCATTTCAGCTTGATCCATCTGAGGCTTACTATATAAGAAATTCTTACTAGCTACACCACTATTTGCTACCATAGCACTTGTCATCGCTGCAACATTTACAGTTTTAGCTACTGCTTCTTGTCCAACTAATTGACCTAACATTCCAAGTTCTTGAATAAGACTATTAATCTTAGACAACTCAATATTTCTACCTAGAGCCTCAACTCCTGCAGTTACAATAATATCTATATCGTCACCACCATCAATCTTAAGAGTCTTCATTGCATTCTCAATAAGTGGCATTTGAATATCTTCTGCAATAGCAGTATAAATACCACCAAAACTTGCTTCTAATTCACTTGCAACCATTTGAACTTCATGAGCTGTAACTCTTTCAGCATCTCTAATTGCAGCACTACCCAGTAAGAATGCTTCTGCTAATTCTTTTTTATATTCTTGAACTATAGCATGTGTCACTTGCATGTCAACATGTTTGTTAGTTTTAATCGTACCAACATCAGTCTCTTGACCAATAATAACATCACCATTTGCTGCATCTACAAAGTCTTCATACTTAGTCATACCATTTGGATTTACTGTAAATATAGTTTTTGAAGCTACTATCGCACTCTCATTAATTACTTGACTTTGTTTTTCTAATGCTATCATTGTACCTAGGTACTCCTCAATAAAACTTCGACCATAATCTTCACCGTCTACTTTGTTCCATCGAATAGATATAAATCTATCAGAAATATTATCAATCTCTTCTTCAGAGCCAGAAACTATCTCTTCATTAATCTCTTGATTAATCTTATATACTTTTTCTTCTAACCTAACTCTAGTATAAAGATTTACTTCATCTTCTTTCTTTTCGTCAGGAATAGTATTTCTAATTTCTTCTGGTACTGCATCAAAGTCTAAAACTTCCTTGATAATAAGATCAAGAATATTTCCAGCAGCATCTCTTTTAATAACATAATTTCTCATATTAAAAACTCTATAAGAGCCATTGCTAACTATTTTCTCAACCAGTGAGTCACCTGTAACCATAGCCAACCTAAGTGCAGGATAAAGACTACTTCTAAATCTACTCTTATTAATATATCTAAGAATACCTTCTTCTTGAGTTGCCAATACCTTTTCAATTTCAAAAGCTGCAGCTTCATCACCTTGAGTGATAGCTTCCATAGCCTCTTGTGTTGCACTTAACCTATAGAAAGGTTGACTTGGCGGAAGAATACTAAGAGCAAACTTACCAACCAAATGATTAACTAGTTTGGCTCCATATCCTTGCGTATATTTTCTTTCAAGATCGTCTGTCGCTGATGCTCCATCCTCTCTAAACAAGTAAGGTATTGTTAGTTCGGCACATAATTCAGCCCTGTCTGTAACAGAACTTCTTTCTCCGTTTAACTCGTCATACCTACTTGCTGCACTAACTAATTCAGCCAT